TCTGATCTTCATCAGTTCTTCCATCATTCCAGAGACCGTCTGTGGGTTTTGCATCAATAATGCGTTGATCTACCCCAAGATGCTTTCCAAGTTTCCATACTTCAGTTTTATAAAGATCTGCGATAGGAGCAATATCAACTCCCCCATCACCATATTTAGTATAAAATCCTATACCATAATCTTCAACTTTATTTCCAGTACCAACAACAATTCCACTAACAGATCCTGCAATTTGATAGAGGCTTACCATACGAAGACGTGATTTGCTATTTACAAGAGAAAGTTCATCTTTCCCAAAATCTCCCAAATTAAATCTAAAAGTATCAAAAGGTATATTTAAATCAAATCTACAAATTGTCACATTACTAAAATTTGATTTTAACCACTCCAAATGCACATCTGATAAAGTTTTTTGATTTACTTCATATATGGGTAATCCTACCGCATAAGTAGGAAGTCCTGTAGATGCTGCAAGAGTAGATGTTACTGCAGAATCAATTCCTCCAGATACACCTATTACAAGTGCCTTTATATTGTTATTAGTTACATATTCACATAACCAATTGGTAATATCTGTAGATAGTTTTTTATAATCAGTAATTCTGTTCATTTTTCGTAAAAAGTAAATTTTCAACAATAATAAAATCTAACTCAGTATTTTCTAGAACATAAAATGCATCTTCTACTGTGGTCAATATAGGTTTACCCCTAATATTAAAAGAAGTGTTCATTATCATAGCAGGATATTGTCTATTAGACAACTCTGTTAAAATTTCATAAAACATTGAATGTTGTTCATTTGTCACTGTCTGAAGTCTTGCGGTTCCATCTTCATGTGTAATTGAAGGAAATATACTTTTATATTCTTCTTTTACTGTTGGGGCAAAACTCATATATTCTGTAGCATATGCATTATAAAAATATAAATCTTTATCCTCTTCTCTACAAACTGGAGCAAATGGCCTAAACCATTCCCTAAACTTAACTTTTGAATTAATAATATTTTTCATATCTGGAATAGAAGGATCGCAAATAATACTTCTATTGCCCAATGCTCTAGGACCAATTTCAGAATATCCCTTAATTATTCCTCCAATTTTTCCATCTTTAATAAGATCAACTACTTTAGATGGTTCATAATAAGTAACTTTATTTTCTTTTTTATATTGATCATAATATTTTATGATATTTTCTCTATCCATAATATCAAATCCACAATAAGGAGATAAATTCACTTTTAGTGTTTGATAATAAGTAAAGTGTCCAAATGATAATCCACAATCATTTGGATTTGGGGGAATATATAAATTTAATCCTTTTTGCTCCAAATATTCTTTTAATTTTTGATTAAAAATTACGTTTAAAGCACATCCTCCAGTAAAAACAACATCCAAATTATATTTGTCAATATAAGGCTTTATAAGATGAAAACAAAGTTTTTCGAACACATATTGATTTGTTGCAGCTAAATCATATGCATCTTGTCCACTAAAACAATCAGTATAAAGTTCAACTCCCATTTCCTTAGACATTTCCTCAACAAGAGGTCCTTGATAAGACCAATGTACCATTGGATGTTGTTTATAAAATTTTTCTATAGGAGAAATCCATTCTTCTCTCACTTTACCATATGCAGCAAGTCCCATTATTTTTCCTGCATATGCTAAAGAAGCTTTTTGATCGGGATCTCCAGTATTATCTTTACTTATTTCTTTTACATAATATCCAAAATAACCATAAATTCCAGGATCAAATATAAAAGAATTTTCCCCAAAATTTACATGTGATAATGTGGTAAATTCGTTATTAGAACACAAATATATCGTATAACTTCTTAATGCTAAATCAGTTTTGTTTTGATAATCCATTCCTCCAGCATCTAATGATATTGCAAGACATTCATCAAACCCACTTTGAAAATAAGATCCAGAGCAATGAGACATATGATGTCCCATTCTAAAAAACTGAGCTTTAGGGAAATATTGTCTAAAAAAGTTTATATCCCATTCATCTAATTCACTATGTAATATAATTTCAGGTTCTTCTTTTAAATTAACTTGCAAATAAGTTAAAAACTCATGCCTACATTGATCATCAATAGAATGATTTGCCTCGTCAAGTTCCGCTCCTTTTTTAAATGCAGAATATCTTTTTTTAGAAAATCTCTCTAGTTCAAATATTCTCAAATCTCCATTTTTATCAATAAAAGTACAAGAAGTATCATGACACCCATTAACTGCTAAAACCTTATTGTTTGCTAAAATTGACTTTTCAAATTTTACATCCATAAATTTAAATATAAAATAACAATGTTCTTTATATAGACATAAAAAAAGAGGAGTTTTTTAAAAACTCCTCTTTTAAAGATCAGGCTCGCCACCAATTCTTTAACTGGAAATTGGAAACCAGGCGGGAGTTACCTCCATCCGCACCAGCAAGAATTTTTATTGTCCCTTATCTTGCGGGGACAAGATTTGAAAACTACTTTGTCTCGGAAACAAAGTTATTAATGATTTGTGCTTGTTCTAGAACTTGATCGAGTGTTGGATATTTTTCAGCAAAATCATCCAAAACTACTCCATCTGGATTTTGTCTCTGTGCGACTTCAAACTTCATATTATAATCATCTTGAAGCATATTGTATGCTTGCTTGAAGACTTCAAATCTAAGTTCATAAGGTGTCATTTGTTTACTCCTGTGTGTATGTGTGTAATGTAGGGGTCTTAAAGACTCCACCAGTTCTTTTAAAGTCTCTCCGTGACTATTTAATCAAGCAACATCAGCAGTTTCAAGATCAGCATAGACATATTCCATAAGCATTTCATAATCATCCATAGGATCTCCAGAGAACACTACACCTTCATTTTCATAATAACGACGAACCTTTTTATAGAGTTTCGGATTCTTTACATCAAGGTAGAATTCACCATTTGCTGCACCACGAAGGGTTTGAACGTCTTTCTTGAATTTTGCTGTAAGAGTCATTGTTTTGTTTGTTGACCTTAGTATTATAAGGGGTTGACTTCGGGAAGTCAAGGTGGACAGTTTGGTAAGTGTCCTATGCTCGTTGCGGGGATCGAACCTTCGCCTTCTATCTGTTATGAGCAGATCGCCTTCACCAGAGGGCCAAACGAGCATTCGCTATTCGAAAATAGAGAATAGCAATAGGGATGCCTGGACTCGAACCAGGATGACTCCGTTATAAGCAGAGCGCATTGACCTTTATGCGACACCCCCTTAACCAAGTCAATTATAGAGGACCTGGAACTCTTTGTCAACTACCTTCTTCGTGATCGGTGTGTATTCGTATGATATCTTCGTCAATATTAGTTTCTTCAAAAACTTTAACCACTTCTTTATAAGGAACAATAACAGCATTTCCGTGCTCGCTAGTTATCATAAAGGTTTCTCCATTTTCTACACGATTTATAAGAGTATCAAAGTTAGATTGAAACTCTTCTACTGTAAATGATTGAAGTTGATTTAGTTCTTGATTCATTTTCATAAAGTGGGATTTATGAGTCCGAGTGGAAGGTACTGCCCCCTCTTCGCTGCGTCCCAAACGCAGAGTTATACTTTTCTACTACACCCGGTTATTGTTTATATATTCGTCAATTAGTTTATCCACTAATTGACGATGTTTGGAATAATCTCAAATTAAACTACTTGCTCTTATTTTCTGAATGTACAATCATTATACCCATTGCTGGAGTGAGTGTCAAGAGGCAACCAATAACGAATAATGATGCTTGGTTGGTGAGAAGGAACTCTACAAATTTTATCATACAACAGAAACTGTCAATGTTCCCCCCTTAGAAAAAACAGAAGCACTTCGGGAAGTATAATTGTAAATTAAACTATATTTTCTTGGATTTAATAAATAAGTAGCTCCATTACCTATTTGAGCCCAAGTTTTATTATCATACATTATATCATTATAAAAGGAATAACTCCATATATCCATACTCTCACCAGAAGATGGAAATTGTCCAGAAGTTGCTGTAGTACTTCTCCAAGTTACATAACTATCATCAGTACTTGATGCAGAAGAAGTGGGACTTCCACCACCATAATGAGTAGAAAATCCATTCATAACATTACTAATAGAAGCAGTATTCGGAACAGAAAAATTACCGTTAGTATTTGTAGGGCACGTAAGTGCAAAATTAACAATATTTTTTATCGGTACAGCATCATCAACAGAAAAATTTGCACTCCAATCAATTCCTTCATTAACCGAAGTTATGGATAAAGTTATAGTTCTTATTGTCATTATTATTTAAAGAATTTTATTTTGACTTATTTATATGCGTGATTAAGTGACCAAATAACAAATAAACCAATTAACCCAAAAATAGTTAAAGCATTATAGATTGTCTTACTCATTTTTTTTTTTAAATTAAAACAATATTAAGAAAAGGAAATAGTGGAGGAATAACTCCAATCAGCCTTAGTAGTCCCTCAGCAAATAGAGCAAGAACCACCCAACCGACGCACATACTAATGATAGAAGCATTACGGTTGTGTCGTCGTATTGCTGCATCAATCATCTCCTGAACTTCAGAACGTGTGATAAATTCGTCGTGAGGTTCCATCACTTTTCATCCCCAAGAAATTTAGCGAGAGGGTCTCTTCTAGTCTTTACGATTTCAACTGCTCTTTTGTAAAACATATTATTAGTGTTGCCAGATTCCTCAAAAGTTGCCTTGATCTTAACCCAGTTATCATAAGTGCGTTGATCCATAGGTCTATCTCGGTGATACTACTATATACTAATCACAGAATTTTAAAAAGCAACTTTTGTGTTGAATTCAAGAAAGTGTTTAAGAAATTATTAAATTATGAACAGAGAATAATGGAATCGAACCATTAGGCGTGAACCTAGCCAGGATTTCAAGTCCTGTTACCAACCATCGGTGCTATTCTCTATTTGTTTTACGGAATATAAGGGAATAGTTAAAACTTTAAAAAAGTTTTAACTATTGTTCAGAATATAATATCCAAGAAAATATAAAAGTCCTCAACGGACTTCAAAATCCAAACGACGAACTTTACGTTGACGACGTGCTTCTTGCCAAGCAATATCTTGATAAGTCAGCACATTTGTTTTTTGATTTTTTTTTAAAGAGTTTAACATAACTATACGAGATAAGTCAACCGCAGAAATTTTATCACCACTTATCATTGCCATATTAGGACAACCACAAGTCACTGTTTTAGAATTATGTCCTGTCAATTCTCTATTACAGTCCCTACATCTTATTGATAACATTATTCTTTACCTATTTTATTGCAAATGTGCTCTTAATTGCCAAATAAATTTACCATGAGATTCCATTAAATCTTGAACTAAATTAGCAGTTGCATATGACTTTTGATTTTCTGCTTCCTCTGAAATTTCTTTAAGAATATTACAAAACTTTTCATTATTCTCAAGTAATTCGGAAAGCATATTCTTCCCAGTTGTAGAACTTGATGCTTCCTTAATTTGAGTGACCTCAAGCATTCTTGAGAGAGAACTTAAAGG